AATATTCATATAGTCTCTGACTGATGTAATTATTTCCCCTGAAACTAAAGATTTGTTGTAGTTGCTGTCTAAATACGCATATATTTCAAAACCAACATTTATTATTTGTCCACTAGTAATTGTTATGTAATCATTAATCATCCTGTAATTAGCAAGATAACGAGACATATTTTCTTTTAATGTTAATGTTGATTCACTGGAAAGTTTTCGGGACGGAGAAAGTCCTAGTGTGGATATTTCTATCTTGTTTTGTGTTTCTGCAACCCCGACTCTAAACGGTACTCCAAATTTACTACCCATTTTACTTAATAAAGCCAAATAATCTCTAACTGTAACAGCCCTATTTTGACTAGCGAAGTTGTACTTAATCAAATACCTTAATTCTTCAATTGTTGGTGTATCAGCACCCCCTATAGCGGCAACTGGATTATTAGCAACTAAAGTACTATTAACTAACTCTACTGTGTTAGTATTGGCCCCAAGATTAGTTAACTGAACAACTCCTGTAGTGTTTACGACATTTGGCCCTATATTTGATTGTTGCCCACCACCAATTCTATACCTCACATAAACTGTAGAATTAGCCTTAGGTAATTCTCCTAAACTTTTATTGTTTATTAAGGTTTGTACTTGTTGTGTAAAACCATTATTAATGTAATTATTAATTGGTGAGGCGTCAGAGGTTCCACTACCAAAGGTTACTTTACAAAAACCTTTATCCGTATATTCTTTTATAAATTTCTTATCAACACTTACCCATTTACCTGGAGTTATGGATGAATTATCTGTGTTTCTACTATAGTCGTCTAAAAATATTTGATTTTCAGCTAAGGACTCAACCTCATAAAATCTATCGTCAAATGCTATAAATTGACTTAATGTTGGTTGTGGTGCATCAATTCCATCTACCATTTTTATTTGTTCCACACTTATAACATTAGTGTCGGGTAAAACTATTTGTAGGAATGGTTTAAGGTCTTGTGGTCTTATATTTCTTTTTAATATTTTTGTGGTTCCATTAACTACTAATTCTCTTTTTGTAATATAATATGAGATAATAACCCCATTAGTGTCAACATTAGGTTTTACTGTTCTATTAGGTATACCACCACTAGAGAGTGGTGAGGAAAAATCAATATCATCATTTACTTCAAATGTTTGTCCTCCTCCTTGTACCTGTGAACCATATTTTAATATAGGACAATATGAATTGTCAAAACTATCTCCTTTAGGTGGTACTGTAACCCTAAAATCAACTAAACAAACACTGGGTCTAACTCCTGGAATGTTCAACCCTAAAGTCCTACCCATACCTAGCAATGAAGATTTTTCTTGAGCGTAGTCAATTTGTGTTTCTTGGAAGGTTCTGTCCGTATTAAATGATAACATGTCGGCAACTGCCGCATTTAATTCTAGTAACATTTGCCCTACCGAAGCGTCATTAAAATCACTAAATAATTCAGGATAATATTGTTTAACAAAATTTATTAGTTCTGATCTTACTTCCAAGAAGTTACGTGCGTTATAATTAATACGTTTTGCCATTTTTATAAAATAATTTCAATATTGTCATTTTCCTGAAAAGAAGCACTATTAACAGAATAATCTAAATTTACCTTTATGTGGTTCTTATCCGGGTCCGGTGTAATTAATATTTCATTAATCGTTACGTTCGGAATATATCTACCAATATTAACTTCTAGTTCTTGTTTTACATCTGAAATAGTAGTTTCATCTATTTGTTCGAATAAATAATCATATAATCCTGAACCAAATTCTGGATTATATAACCTATCCCCTTTCCTAGTTAATAGTAAATGTGTTATATCCGCTTTAACCGCATTTCTAGTTGTTGCGTTAAGTCTAAGAAAGTCACCTAAGGGTGATGTTTGGAAAGGAAAATTTATATTTATATTTTTAGTTGCCATATATTTCTTTAATATAAATATTAATCGTTTTAATTTGTAGTCCTTTTGTTAAATATTATCTTTTTTTAACTTTTTATTCATTTTTAAGTGTGGGGGTGAAAATGGACAATGTTTACAACCATTACCACAACAATTACCTCTTTTTTTATGATATTGTTCAGTCATAACCATAGTACCATTATTCCAATAAAAATCTTCTCCACTTAGTTTAGGTTTAGTAAACTCTTTATAGTGTAGTTCACTAATCCAATCATCGTCTCTTCTCATCCTGATTTATTTTTTTTACATATTTTTTAATTCTAACTCTTCTGTGTCTTCAATACTTTTAAGATCTACATCTATTTCGCAATTACCACCAGAACAAGCTAACTCTCCACTTAAATCAGTGTTGTCGTCCAACTCTACAACATTAGATAAATCAACTGTTGTTAAAGATTTCATCATTTCTTCATATTTTTCTTCTGTAATATCTTCAAAAGGGGCTTGTTTGTAAGTACCACCATTATAAGGTAAAACAGATAGTCCATTGTAGTAATGTCTATTTTCCCACATCCATTCGCCAGCTGGGTCCCATTCATGTTCTCTTAAAGAAATTGTTGCGGATACATTATGACTATTAGAACCTTTTCTATGACCAGCGTTTACCCATTCTGTAGCGACTTTTTTAACTCGTTCTAATAATTGGAAAGGTGATTCCGTTCTCATAATCGCCCCGTTAGGTGCTTTTTGAGGAATGCTAATAACTGCTGTGTCATGTGGTCTAAAATACTCATCTTCCACCAATTCTGGATGATTAATATTTAAGTATGTGTATATCGCCTCATTTTTACCAACTCTAAGTCTTCTTATGTAATAATCGTTATGCCAAGCATGGATACCCGAACTAGTACCTAACGTTAATGAAGTAGTACCCGCTGGTTTTACTGTTGTTGTTCTAGCGGCTTGATTAATTCCTAGTAATTTAGCAACTCTAGTGTTTTCTCTTTTTACTAGACTAGCGGCTTTAGACATGTCATAATTAAGAACCTTACCTGACCCAATACCTGTCATTGAAACTCCAATTAGGGCATCTTTCTCTGTTGTTTCCCTCCAAATATCTCTTAAATAATGGAAAGAGGTGTATCCAGCTTGTAATGTACCTATAAAAGTAGCCACCTTAACTCTTTCGTTAAGATCTTCTTGTGATTCAATATTTGAAACATTTACTTCACATAAGTTACAGAATTGGTTGGGTCTTAATGCAATTTCACAACATGGATTAGTCCCCCAATCTTTATCATTGTTTAAGTAAATTCCAGGTTCTCCAGAACCAGATAACTCTACACGTTTCCATATTTCCATAAAAAACTCTTTAGTTATTTTATGTCTCATTAGAACAGCAGAGTTGTTAGACCTTCCTCTTTGCGGGTTCATTTCCCACCAATTACCAGCTTTACAACCAATCATTGCGTCGTCATCTGCACTAAATAAACTAATTAACGCAGCTCTACGTATACCACCTGCTAACACCGCATCTGCAATATGACAAATTATATCGTGTACTTCAATCGTAGATAACTGTGTACCGTTATCCTTTTGACTTAATATCCCTTCCATTTTTACTAAACATTCTTTTAATGGTTGTGGTCCTGGAGCTTTACCACCTGAAGTAATTAATCTAGCACCTTTTGGTCTAACATCTGAATAATCAAATTCAATCCTACTACCACCACCATTCATGTAAGATTTCATTAATACTTTAATTGAGTCAGCCCATCCCTCAATAGAATCCCCAATTAGAAATCTTCTAGCTCTTTTTGGGTATGGTTTTTGAATTACTGGTAATTTTGCAACATGATGTTTTTGTACAGAGTATCCCACACCTGTTCCACCTAATAAAAGGAACATTGTTTCTGAAAAAGAATCTATATGGTCGATCGGCATATACGCACAATTATAGATTCTGTTTGGTGAGATTTCAATTGGTTTTCCACCAAACTGCATGCTCCTCATCGATGGTAGTACTTTTTTATCATATACTAGTTTATATTTTTCGTTTATCTCATCTTCTAATTTTGGGTATGTTTTAATATGCATATTTTTATTCCTTGTAACTAGTTCTTCCCAAGTCTCTCTTCTATTTAATTCAGGGATATATTTTGCGTACTTCATATACACAGTAATATCCGACAAAATTCTATTTGATACGTCCATTTTTTATAAATTTTTATTGATTATTATTTAGTTTCTCGTTCCTTTTCTGGATTGCGTCTAAAACTCTATTAGCTTTCTTTTCTTTTTTAACATCCTCAAAACCTAAAAAGGATACTTGGTCATCTGTGTCTATGTGTACTTTACCATTGTCGAATACACAATCTTCAAATATTACACCGTCTTTACCGAATCGTGATTTAAGAACCGCGATAGTTGCTCGACCACTTTCTTTTTGTTCTAAAGTCTTAGCGATTGACATAATAAAATGTCCTATCTGACCTTTTTTAATTGACCCACCTATTTGGTGAGCCTCGACTACATCCGCACCAATTGAACTTCTATTACCTTGGACGGCTGTCCACCCCACCATATCAAACTCGTGAACTAATGTTTCAAATTCTCTCATAACATTACCTTCTCCAGCGTATTCGTCAGTAAAAGCCCTACTTGGTACAACACAATCGATATAATCTAAAAGAATCACATCTGGTCTTATACCTCTAGTGATTAATTTTCTAATATAATGTTTTATCTTACCCACTGTAGTACCATCTGAAGCCATTTTTTTTATAATTAGGTTTCCTCTGTCTTTCTGAAAATCTTGTAATTTTTCTTTAACCTCTTCTTTTCTTTCTGATAATTCGTTTAATTCAATACCTGTCCAACATGATATATGTTTTCTTTGTATAACCTTAGGGTTGTCTTCAAATATTATTTGTACAACATTGTGTCCAAGATTATAAGCCGTATTTGCGAATTTTGTAAGTACTGTAGACTTACCAACACCAAAAGGTGCTAAAACCACTCCTAACTCACCTTTAGAAAGACCTCCATTAGTTATATTATCAATTCCTGTAATCCCTGTTTGTACTGGATGTCTAAAATCATCTGATAATACTTCATCTAATGCATTAAAAACATCAATACCATCTTCTTTATCATTCCCAACGGTAAGTGCTTTTCTAAATAAATCTTCTATTTTATCATAATCCTCAAAATTACCATTAGACATTATTTTTTCTGAACTAACGATTGCTTTCTTTATTTCTTGTTGTTTACAAAACTTTAACGCTATTTGTTGGGTGAAATCAGCGTCTGCAAAATCCTGATCTTTTAACTTTTTTAATGTATCTTTTAGGTACTCCTTTGCTGTTTCATTTGAGACCTCTATTCTAATTAATTGGTCAAGTGAATCATGTGTCGGTACGGTTTCATATTTTGTATAATATTCTTTAATTAATTGCATTAATAACCTACAGTATTGGTCATCAAAATATGTTGGCTCTATCGCCTCTACAATATTATCTGCAAATTTATTATCTACTATCAAAAGTGAAAGTAACTTTAGTTGGAATTTATCCCCTAGGTATCCAAAATTTCTATCTGTCATTCTATAAATTTTCTTTTATTATAAATATACTATCTATCTTTAATTACTGAGTATCCATCTGGTAGTGTTCATCTACTTTTGTGTACTTTCTTTGACTTAACCCTCTCTGAATCTTTGATATTATAGATGGTATCAATGATTTTATATTCACTGAATACCTTACCTTTGGTGGGAAGTCCATTCCGGTAAATCTTTCTATAATTATTACCTTCCCATCTACCCTAATTTCAAAGGTAAAGTAGTCCTCCTCTTGTTTATCTACTTCTTTTACTACGGAGTTTTTTGATGAGTATGGGTTGTAATTTAACCAAAGAAAATCTTCTGTTTTCTTCCCTAAATAACTTTGTATTGTAGTTACAATGTCACCTAAATCCCACCTCAAGTCAATGGAGTCTTTCGCTCTATTGTTGTAACCTCTGATGTTAAAGTATCTTTGGCAAATTATGTTGTCGTTAATTCTTAAAATAAACTCGAACTTATCTGTGTATTTATTCTTTATTCTTTCCATTTTTTTTTTCGTTATTTTTTAATGTTATAAAAGGAATTAGAAATTCTGACTGGTCTTCATATGAAGCTGGTATAATATTTACTATCCCGTCATCTATCATCATTCTAATTACATTTTTGTAATCTCTCCCTGTAGGATCTAAGTTTAAGTTTAATAAATCTTCTACATTTTTCCTAGCCCCTTCGTTAATAAAAGGTTCATTTAAGTTAATTATTTTTTTATTTATCTGATAGAGTTCGTCGCCAAACACCCCTCCGTTACTTGTTCCTGTTTTTATATTATTTAATACTTTAGTAACTCTCCAATTATCCCCTTCGTATTCTATTTTTTTAATTTCCTCTAACTCTACTTTTCTTGTTTTAAGTTCTGGTACTAACTCACCTAACCTTTTAGGTGATAACCCTTTAATACCAAGAATATTATCTGAAGAATCACCAATCAACATTTTAACTAAACAAACATTTTTAGGTAAGTAATCCAAATCTCTAGTTGTTAAAACCGTATCTTCTTTTACTAATTCTTTTTTGTCAAGTAAAAATACATAAACCCCTTCATTAACTAATTGTACAATGTCTCTATCTGCAGTATATATGGTTATTACCTCATTATCTTTTTTATTTAGACAATAATGAGCAATTAAGTCATCGGCCTCTGTATCTTGGTCTACGTATTGTCTAACATATAGTTCTTCTAAATACTGTTGGGTTCTTATTTTTTGTCTTAGAAATGAGTTATTGTCGTAATTTTTAGATTTCTTTCTGTTGGTTTTATAATTTGGGTATATTTTTCTTCTGGTTAGGTTACCGTATTGTCCATCCCAAAATACTACTACTTTATCATAGTATTTTTCTGAAAGAGTCTTTCTAAGGATGTTTATAAATTGATACAATCCTCCAATATGTTCTTTTTTTTCATTAAAAACATCTTTTGCACCGAAGAATGATCTTTTTAAGAGAGCATCTCCGTCGACTACTAAAGTCTCTATTTGTTTTTGATTGTTTCTTCGTCTCAACTCATGGTAATTAAAAGGTTAAACATTAGATTCTGTTAGGTCAAAGTCATCATTATCGACTTTTTCACCTGCTTTTTCAAATTGTTCAACCCAATAACTTGAGTGGTCTTCTTTGTACTTCTTTATGTCGTTAGCATCATCATTAATAAAACTATGTGGTGTAACGATTACTCTACCATCGGAAAATCCTATACCGTTTACATGGTTTTTAAGAATTGAAACTTTTGTACGTGTTGCAAAGGAAACTTTTCTACCGTTTTTAGTTGCATTAATCTTAGAGGTTCCGCTGTTTTTCTGATTACCAAATAAAAATACTAGTGTTGAGTTTAGGAATATTGCTTCTCCTCCTTTCATTTTAATTCTTGGTTGACTAAAAGGATTATCTGGTAACTCTACCCATGGTTGGTTAACAATAATAAGTGTGTTTGTAAATTTAGAACTTTCTTTTCTAGATCCTGTAATTCTTTGGTTAATACCCATACCTATCTTATCTGCCAAGGTACTTGCATTGTGCATCTTACCACCTTTACCCTCAAAAGTCATTTTACAAGGTACTGAACCAACAGAGTCCCAAAAGAAAACTAAATCATAAGGGATGTTACCTTTTTGTTGTTCATCTATTAACTCATTTATATAGTCGGTAATTTGTTCTATGTAAGAAAAACCATCATTAAATAAAAAAGTTCCACCCCACTCCCCTTCTTCATTTAATTCACAATCAAAACCCATTAATTTTGCGTGTTCAAAATCCCACTTTTGTTCGGTAATTAAAAAAACAGGTAATTTACCTTTTTTCTGTACATCTACAGCCGCCTTTACTAAAGCTGTGGTTTTTCCAGTATCAGAATGTCCTAAAAATACATTTATATGTCCTTCTGCTGGTCCTGGTATACCACAAGCTTTGTAAAATGCCTCACCTACATCAAAGAAACTGTCTTCTTTATATTTTGCTTTGGTGCTGTACTTACCCTGTAAGTCTTCTAATGAAAACGCTTTTTTCTTTATTGATTTAGCCATATCTATAGTTATTAAAATGGCATATCGTCCATGTTAATCTCTGTACCTTTGTCTAATTCTGATATTGTTGTATCACTAACATTAGAAACTGGTTTTGGTGTGTTCTCCTCTTTTCTTTCGTAAGGATTTTCCCCTTTAGCCACTTTTTCAAGAAACTGCTCATCTTTTTTAACGTAAACGTCTCTATATGTTTCAGTATTAGCCATCCAAAGTTTAGCCTTTTCTGCGTCTGTTGTTAACATAGCTGGGTCCTCAGTGATAATTGTTGACACTGTTGTATATGTTCCATTACCACTTGGTAATTTAACAGCTTTAAGAATTAAGTTAATGTCTCTACCTTCTCTTGGGTCTGTGATATCTCCTTTCTTTTGAAATAAAGGAATTAGTTTATCCATTATACCGTCTCCTTTGTAATTGTGTTTGAATCTCCAGAATTTAACACCTTCTTCTTCATTATCTCTATCGATAACTCTGACAACGTAAAATTTTCTTGGTTTATACTGTCTTGCAAGTACCTTATCTTCAGGGTCTCCCGTCATTAATAAAGCCTCATTTACTTCAGTAATAGGACTTCTTTCATTATCATTTTTTCCTGGGTCGTAAAGTTTTTGCCATTTACCATCAATTTGTACCTCGTGAAACCACGCTTCAGTAAATGGTGATGTACCATCTTTAGGAGGTAAAATCCTAACTGTTCTTTCTCCGCTTGTTTGTCCTTTTGGTAAAAAAGGTGCGAAATACTTTGTAAGGTCTGTTTTCTTTTTTTCGGTCCCTAATCCAGACTTGTTGGACTCGTACTGCTTAAGAATTGTATCTAATATATTACTCATTTTTTTCTTTTTTTTTTACTAGTTAATTAATATTTTTACTTATTAAGTATACAAAACAAATACTGTAAAGTAAACACCCTTATATACATAAAAACCCAACTTTATTAGGGTTGGGTTAATATTATAATTTTTTATGTTGTGTGTCAACTATTAGTTCAATCTTTCGAATTTTACGTCTAGTTTTGAGTAGTCTACCATTAATGTACCTTCTGGGCCGACAATAGATGCCGATGGTACTTCTTGTGCCATAACTCCACGATATCTACCATTACCGTGTTTTTTATTAATATAATCAAATTCGTAAATATTAATCCCTGATTTTGACTTACCTACTAAGTTTATGTTTTCTTTTAGTGTCATGTCAGACTGGTCGTAAGGGTATCCAGACCATCCAGGTCCATAACACAATCCAATCATTAAACCCATCAAAATACCTGCTAATATCCACATCATACCTACAACTGGGTCATCATCACCACCACCATCAGTTACAACTTTATCAGCTGTTCTTTTAATTTCTTCTGGACTTGGCATACCTTTTGTATCAGATTGACAATTATATGTTATTTCATAACGACTTATCAACTCCTCCATAGTTTTAGGGAATCCCATTACTTTGTTCAAATCACTCAAACCATTTATAGTAATTTTCTCACCTTTTTCTTCATAGTCACGTTTACCTGGTCGTGTTTTAGACATATCTCCTTTGTTACCTCCATAGCGACTATCTTCTCTCAGTATTTTCTTAACAATATTAGTTATATCTGACTCTTTTAATTTTATTATTCTTGCCATAATTAATTTAATTCTTCAAATTGTACATCTAGTTTTGAGTAGTCTACCATTAATGTACCTTCTGGTCCAACAAAAGATGCTGAAGGTACTTCTTGTGCCATAACTCCACGATATCTACCATTACCGTATTTTTTATTAATATAATCAAATTCATAAATATTAACACCTGATTCTGATTTTCCAACTAATTCTATATTTTCTTTTAGTGTTATATCTGAATTCCATGACCATGGTGGTTGATGTGTGTTAATCCATCTTATCGCTAAAGCTACTGCTATTCCAGCAAACCACCACAACATCATTTGTGGTCCATCATCACCACCACCTGTTTCTTCATCAATCTCTTCCGCTTTAGTTCTAAACTCTTGTGGTGTTGGTACTCCTGGTACATTATCTGAAGCATTATACATTTCTGTATATACTTTAACACAGTCTTTCAAAGTTCTACATCCTCCGAAAGCTTCTTTGATTGATTCGTGAGTCATTTCTTCCCCTTTTTCTTCATAGTCACGTTTACCTGGTCTTGTTCTAGATTTATCACCTTTGTTCATACCATAGTGACTATCTTCTCTTATTATTTTTTTAACAATTTGTGCTATTTGTGATTCTTTAATTTTTATAATTTTAGTCATTTTAATTTTTTTTTAATTTATTTCATCATCAAAACTCGGGTTAAATGATTTACCTATTGAGTTGTCGTCCCAATTATCGGCCTCTCCTTGGGTTAGTGTGTATTCTTTTTCTACAGAATCATCTGTTTGTGGTTCTAAGTCGATTCCTCTTAATCTTTTATATTGTGATTTTTTTTGGTCAAAATAATCATCTAGTCTTTGATTGTATGGGTAACTATCTAATGACCTTAACTCCATTTTTTCTTCTGGGGTTGGTGGTGCCATTTTTTGTATCTCATCTTCTATATTATCGATTTTTTGAAATAAACTATCCATAGTATCTAACTTACTATTAAGTTCTGTAAACTTTGTTTCGATATCCATAAGTTGTGTAGAGAATTTCTCTACCGTATCTCCTATTTCAGTATTTTTATTAACAAGTTCTGTTACATCTAACTCCTCTACTTCGTCTTCTATTTCAACTTCTGGAGTTGGTGGTGTTGGTTCCGCAGGTGGTGGTGTAGTATTTGGTGAAGGTACATTTTGTTCTCCAGGAGCTGGAGGAGGAGGTGGTGGTGGTGGAACTGTCCCATCTTCTGGTCCCATATCCATATCTGGAAATTCTTCTGCGTCTACATCTGGAATTTCTTCTGCATCAACTTCTGGCTCCTGTTCTTGGAACGTTACCTTAAACTTCTCTTCTATAACATTATTAGATACTTTATCACTATAATTTAGTATCGCTAAGTGTCTTTTCAACTCTTCACTAATTAAGGTATTTTTTTCCATTTCTATTCGTGCTTAAAAGTTACTTCTCTTAATAATTCTCTACCGTCTTCAACAATTACTTTTTTGTTAATTAATTTTGTAGATTCAATTAACCCATCTTTAGATTTAACAGAATTATTAACTACATTTTCATCAGTTAAAAATTCATTAATCGCGTCTGAAGTCTGAGTTAAATTCTCTTTTGAGGTTTTAGTTTCATTTTTCATAATTATAATTCTTTTACTATAAATATTAGGCATCTAAGAAAACTCTATCTAATGTTATTATATGTGCTTTTTTTTCTTTAGACATAATTAATTTACCTTCGTATTCTTTCCACTCAATCTTATATTCTTTATGATTTATGTTACCACTCTTTAACTCATGTATTTCTTCGATTAGTTTATTTAGACCATTTATGGTAAAATAACATGTTGATTTTTTGTGTATTGGGAATGTATTTTTAATACTTTTTCTAAATAATTTTCTACCTTCGTAATCTAGACTTATTTTATAAGTAATAAAATATCTTTTTTCATTTTCCTTTATAGTGTGTGTAAAAATATTCTCTGTTTTAACATTAAACCTTAATTCTAGTATTTTACAAAGTTTTTTATAATAACTTATATCCACAAAGGTACCTACCAGTGAATTTTTTTTAACATCTGGCGTTTTCATTATGTGGTGGTGTTATTTGAATTAATTTTACTTGTTTGTTCTTTTATAAAATCCGCAACTGGTCCTGACTTAGTTGTCCAATCGTACCCTCCATTATTACCAAATACGTTAGCATAAGACCAATACCTAACTTCGGTTGGTTTGTATCTACTACCTACTATGGGTTCTATCCCTGCATTCCAAGCCTCAACTAGAGCCTCTGCTACTGTATGACCTTCAAATTTTTGGTGGTACCCCGCCAATCCCATAATTAAATATGGTTTGCCGTCTGTTGGGTCTGACCCATTAAAGTTGGATTCTGATATTTTTTTAATTGTATTACCACTATACAATTGTCTTTTTCCTGGTCCCGCGTAACCATCCCAACTATAGTCTGTATTGTAACATTTTTTACCTTTACCATCCCCCATGTCACCACAAAAAGCTCCGGATTGGCAATCAGCGTTGGTTACACAGGATTTACAAGTCCCTGGTTTACATTTTGCGTGAGTATAAGCTTGTACCGCAACATAATCAGCAATACAAGAATACTCAGGAGTTGCTGGGTCTTTCCAATAGTTTTCGTTAGTGCTAACACTTCTCCCAACATAGACTGTGGTACCTACTTCTGTACCAGTTGGTAGGGTGTCTCTTAATTTTTTCATCACTGCTTTCGCTAAATCTTTCTTATTTACACTATTGTCGTATCCCAAAGGTTTTTCTCCACTTTTCCACCCTGAAGAATATCTAGTTTTTCTATAATGACCTTCAAGGTCAAATTCTATAGCATCCACTTTACATTTAGTACAGTGATTATTTAACTCGTTAACTAATTCTGACATAGTTAAAGGAGTGTCAATATTTTGGGAAGCATAATCTTTTTTAATATACTCGGTGGTTCCATTTATGTTCATCATTCCACTACCCCCACACATCGGTTCTATGTAGTTATAGTTCGGATTAAAATATAACATTAGTGTTACGTAGACATCTGCCTCACTTAGTAATTTAACCGCATTTTTTAATCCATCTAAAGAATACCTAGCTCTTTTTGTCCATTTAGCTCTCTTACCATTAACAAATTGTCTATAAGGTTGCCAATCCCAATCATAACCTTGCCATCTTGTACTACCCCCGGCTGTGTCTGCCCAACTTGATTCAATTTCTAAGGTTACACTATTAATTCCTTTCGATAACATCGCTTTTAGTCTACTTTCGGTAAGGTCTCTCTCTATCCAAAGACCTATTCTTTCAACATCCCCAGATAATACATTTAAGTCTCTTGTGTCTAACTTTTCCTCGTATGGTACATTTACTGTTACTTCAGAATCTTGTATAGCGGTTAAGAAACTTGAGACATAAGGAGTTACTGACTGAGATATTCTAACTCCTTTGAAGGAGGTTGACACGTCTCCTTGTGTTACTTTATGTTCTACGTGGGTTATAATATATGCCCCATGAAACATAGGTACATTATTTAATTGGAAATATTGTAATGGTAGTATAGACATCATACCGAAGGCTTCCACTTGGCAACTATAACTTCTTTTTTGATAAACATTTAATAAGTTTTGTCCTTTTAACATAGGGTCTTTAGTGGTACCTTCTTCGTGTGACAACGCATCAATTATTAATAATGACTCTTGTGTTTCTTGAAACTCTGCTTGATCTAAGGCAATTGATTTGAAGAAGTTTTGATTGTCTTGTGCATAATTGACAGCGAATGCTTTAAGTTCTTGTTTTTGCACTTTACAATCCCCAACACCATTTGTACCAACACAAATCCAATTTCCGTATGAAGGTATAGACACGGCGTTATCTCCGCCTATTCTAAAACCTCCATCATCTTGTGCCTCCCCCTCAATAAGTAAGACCGCGTTTGGTAAACTTTGTTGGTTCCCTATTGTTACTACGTCTCCTTTATAAAAATCAACAGGGCAATCTATACAAGGTTCTGGTGTTATATCAAACCCATCATTTGCAAACTCATAATCTTGTGATTCCATATCTAAACTATCAGAAAACCCACCCATATACATAACATAAAATCTAGGGTTTTGGTCAAGACTTTCTTTATCCACTGTTAAATGAGGTACAAAAGATTTCTCAAAATCCTTACTAGCGAAGTCTACTGTGGTTGGTAATGGGAAAAATTCAAACTGGTTGTGTGCTATTAAATCATATATTAGAGTATAAAGACTAATTTTAGGGTTTTCTTTAAGATTTAATAAAGGAGTAGGGTCTATAACTTTATGTCTAATATCAGTATAAGCCCTATCCACAAAACTAAATTGTGAAAATAACCAAGATTCTTTAGATTGGTCAAAATCAAATGTTGCGTTTAATTTGGTTTTTCTCAACCCTTCTGCCGCTGACCCTGTTAACCACTTATCGTGTATATTTTTTAAGGTAAGGTAAGTATCTAATTTTATGTCGTTATCGTCTAATATTTCATCTTGTTTAGAAATTTCTTTTATATCTTCTATCTTATTACCACTATCCACATAATCCGCCAACACATTAATAAGACCGTCAAAATATCTTGTAAGATAGGTTTCACTGGTAAATATAGTAGAAAAGTCATCGTACACTTGTGCTGTGGAGTCATTACTTCCCATTCCGACCCATTGTCTCCATGTTACGTTTTTTACCACAACTCTATTTTTCATAAACGTTTCTAACATTTCATAAAGTTCATTAGTCTGTGGTGTTTCATTACCGGACTCAACTTTATTATCACTATTGTGAGTACCTTCAATGTAATTAGGTGTGTAGTGTGTTTTTGGTATGTAGAAAGTTGGTTTACCATAAAAACCTGGTACAACTCCACCAAACGGACCATTCTCTATTAAGAAAGGGTGTTTATTTTCGTATTGGATACCGGCATAGTCTTTACTATCCCCTTCTTCCATTTTACTTGTATAAAACTGACTTTTGATTGGGTTACGATAATGTACGTTTACATAAACTTCTTGTCCTACGTCTCTAAAACCGTCGTATCCATTATTGGTGTACCAATTACCATTTTGTTCGATTTGTATTCTTGATGAAGGTGGTGGTCCTCCTTGTGCCAAATACGCACCCTGATTATTTTTTTGCCCCCCTAACCAATCCCAAACAGAAGTAGTGTATTC